AATATATTATTTATCTGCTAGCGATGAGAACATTTTTTTTACATTAATATTTTCTTTGATAAATGTAGTAATATAATCATTGCTAAAATATTCCCTATTATTATTATGTGATTTTTTGAATGAATATAGGTCATTATTGTTCTTTTTTATGCTCCAACCATTTTCTAAAGCATTATAAATAAAAATCATACGTTGAATTGTTTGTATATCCATGTTCTTAATTGTATCTCTAATATCATGTAGTTGTTCTATATCAGTCATATATAATCTAACTTATAATATCAAAAAAATATACAAGGATAAACGGATTTTATACTAAATCATACTTTTAAAATGGGTTAACTGTATTAAAATAAACTATTAAAGATATTTAATATTAAAAAATTAATTGATATTATATTAAAATACTTTTAGATAGTTTAATTATTAATCATGTCATTTAAACCAAAAACCAGTAAAAAAATTAATGTAGCGAATAAATCAATAATGACACTTGATTATAAACATAATGAAATAATTAATACTATATCTAAATTAGAGAAACAAATACCTAAACTAAAAAAAGAGAAGAGAGAACTAGAGAGAAATATAGAAATGATAGACAATATAGATAAGAAATTAGAAGCGCAAGATAGAATAAATGAATTGAAAATAACTATCAATGAATATAAGAGTAAGAAGAAACATTATTATTTGGATAATTCAAAATATATATTTAATTATTTTGAAGATAAGAAAGATATAGTAAATGATAACAATAAGAAAAAAATAGTGGATAATTTTTTCTTTAAGAATAATGAAAATGATAGAGAATGTAGATATAAGTCGGTTTCTAAAAATTATACCAAACAATACCTTATGAATTTAGAGGATGAATATATTGATATACATGATTTTATGGTAAACCATGATAAATGTAAATCGTGTAATGGTGAATTAGTATTAGTAGAACAAGATGGTATGATGATATGCAACCAATGTTTTTGTCAATTTCAGTATATTAATGATAATGAGAAACCATCATATAAAGAACCACCTAAAGAGGTATCTGTATATGCATACAAAAGGATAAATCATTTTAGAGAAATACTCGCACAATTCCAAGCCAAGGAAAGCACAAAAATAGATGATGAAGTAATGGATAATATAAAAAATCAGATTAAAAAAGAGAGGATAAACCTGGAACAATTAACAAATTTAAAAACAAAACAAATATTAAAAAATTTGGGATATAATAAATATTATGAGCATATACCATTTATTAAAGAAAAATTAGGAATAAAACCTCCAAATATGCCAATTGAATTAGAGAATAAATTATGCACACTATTTATGGAAATACAAAAACCATATGCCAAATTTTGTCCCAATGATAGGGTGAATTTTTTGAGTTATCATTTTGTCCCATATAAATTATGTGAATTATTGGGTGAAGATAAGTATATCCCTTATTTTTATATGCTAAAAGATCCGATTAAGAGGATGGAACAAGACAATATTTGGAAAAAGATATGCAATGAATTAAATTGGGAATATATTCCAACAATCTAAATATTTTAGATATCCCTAATGCACCCTGATGCATCAAACCCTGTTCTACCCTTTATTATTTCATTCTTATACCCCATTTGGTTAGATATATGATATATCCCTGCTTCTTCATCATAAAAATCATAACTATAATGTGTATGACCAGCAACGAAATAGTAACAATAATTATCTATATCAGGGTTCTTAAACTCAAGATTTGTAGCAAATACTTCCTTGTATATCTCATTTTTATATTTTGGATGAGAAGTTCCTTCTATTGTAGTTGGATAATGTGTTATTATGACATATTTTTTTAAATTATCCTGTGTATTATTAAGGTTTAATGTTTCTAAAGTGTCTAATAACCATTTTTTATCGGTATAATGGAAATCATTATATATATCTTTTGTTATAGATACTTTCCAATTGTCACCATTTACACTCTTAATCATCTTGAGACAATTAGTATAATCCCGTGAAATATCTTTTGAATATATACTCCATAAAGTGCATCCAATAAAATAAACTCCTTCGTATAATTCCACATCTCTATCAAGCAATGTAATATTATTATAGTTTCTAAAAAATGATTTATATGAAGTATTTAATTTATCATATGTTTTTTTAGAGTGATAATATTCATGGTTCCCTAAAACATAAAATATTTTTACCCATTTATCGCTAACATAATCAAAAAAAGTTTTAAAACATGTTATATTAATTCTACCTATATCACCTGCTAATATTAATACATCAGCTTTCTTGTCTATCTTTGGAAATGTTTTGTAAAACTCAAGATGAATATCAGAATAAATCTGTATTTTCATGTTATTTAAAATGTTGTAATTATAATGCTAAATAGATTATAATTAAAACTTGTTTGGATATTTTTAAGTAGTTTAATATGTTTTATATGGCGTATTATTAAAGTATAATAGTTTTATAAATAGATATCACCTAAATATGGTTGATTATCCAAATATATTAATTTTACATACGGGGGAAACCTACGAGGTTAGCACCCATACCGAAGCCGGCACCTTGGCGTGCACTCACTGCCATTGCTGGTAAATAAGTATCCAAAATAGTGAAGGTTGCTGCGGCGGTTAATGCGATAAGTGCTACTTCATCCATTTTAAGGGATTTCTTTGGGATAGCATAGGCAGCAAGGGCTACCATTAGACCTTCAACCAAATATTTGATTGCTCTGCGAACTAATTCTCCTAAATCAAGCATTTTCTCTAATTGGTCTAGCATTTTATATATATATATTTCAATAAAAAAATTTAATATTAATTAGTCTAATTATTCTTATTTAATATTGTTTTCTTCTTGTTTTTATCATTGAGAATTAAATATATTTAAAATATATTTAAAATAAATAACGACTTAAACTAAAATAAGTATTATATTTTATATAATGACAACTCAAAATAGTTACATTGATTTATTAGATGAAGATAAACAGATCGCGGGACAGAAATTTGCTTGCATTTCATTTGTATCACCGGACAATATATTGAAGAAAAAAGAACTATTTTACTTTGAGAAGTTCCTAAAGCATTTTGATTTTTCTAAATCTATGGAGAAATACCAGCAATTTACTAATTTTATTAGTTATAAATATAACATTAAGTTCGATGATGTAATGAAAGATTTCCAAGAATTTTTAAAGACAGAACAAGAGACGCTAAAAGAGACTGATATTGATTCTGAATATAAAAACTTTGTAGATAAACATGAAGAAGCACTTGAAAATGAATTCGGTGAAAGTCATAATTACCAAACAAACGTGAGAGGTATTAAAATACGTGGTAGTTTTCCTTCACAGAAAGAAGCAGAATTACGTGCTAAATTATTGAGAGAACAAGATCCTAACCATAATATTTATGTTGGACCCGTTGGTATGTGGATCCCTTGGGAGCCGGAGGCATACAAAACAGGACGTGTTGAATATCTGGAGAAGGAACTTAACCAATTGATGAGTGAAAAGAAAAAGAATGAAGAAAATGCCAAGAATGAATTTGAAAGACGCGTTAAAGATGCTAAAGAAAGTGCTATTGAGGAAAATAAAAAATTAGCACTGGAAAGTGGAAATAAATTAACTCAAAATATTGATGAACAAGGCAATTTGGTTGGTGTTGCTAATATGAATACAACTGAGAATGCATTAGTGTCAAATGGTGTTGTATCAAGTGCTGATATTAAAAATGAATTATTCAATACTGATGATGTTAAACGTAATGACTAATCAATATGCATTGATAAATAATAACTAATAAATAATTATGTTGACATACACATAATAATATATACTACGTAATAAGTATTAAATAATATACAATAACCAATAAATTATATAAAAATAAAAAATAAAATTTATATAATTTTTAGAGACTAAATTATAATAATGATAATGATAACGCTATATAAAAATTATCTTGTATGATTGTATTTTACATATTAATTATCTAATTAATTCATTATATGCTAGTTCGGGAGATTTATAATTATTCAAAATAATTTTATTTAATTCTGCTGGAGTAATATTTTTATTACTTATTATTTTTTTACCTTTATCATCAAATAGATGATTGCATTCTGTATCATAGAAAAAATTAAACATATCAATTATCATATTGATATCACAATATCCCACCATAAGATTTACATCAATCCTCCCTGGACGAATAAATGCACTATCTAACTTATCTGGGTGGTTGGATGTTACTATTAAAATACGTCCGGGTGTTTCTAATATACCATCTAATAAATTAAGAATAAACGATAAGTTTAATTCTTCACCATCAGAATATGGGTTCTTATCTTTTTTGAATTCTTGTGGTTTGGCATTATTTATTGTATCAGATATAATATTATTTGTTGTAAAATTGGAAAATTTTGAATTACCTCCCATGGTATCATTACATATAGGTTGTGGTGCGTTTGTCTTATTGAATGAAGCATAATTACTACTTATTTCACCACAATAAGCCAGATTATCTTTATTTTGCCTATCAATACCAAAATTCATATATCCTCCCCTTACCTGGTTCATACCATCATATCCGTCACTATTATAATTACTAATATTTGTATGTGTATTTGTTATATCTCCATTGTCTTTACTATTAATATCATTATCTTCTTCTCCATTGTCTTTAATATTAATATCATCATTATCTGTTGTATTATTTACTTTAACCCTCTCATTTAATACATCTGTTAGGCAATCAATATCTTCAATTACATAAATTCTTTCATTAATAGGGATATTAAATCTCTCGCTTCTACCATTCTGTAGAATACTAACACTTTCATTAAAAAACAAATCTCTTAATTGTGTCTGTGTTGTATCTTTATTAAATTTAATATTAAAAACGTGCCTTTTGGAATCCTTTGATATTGCTTTAATAAGTGATGTTTTTCCAGTTCCGGGTGGTCCATGAAGCATAATACCTAATGTGTAAGGGATACCCTTTTCTTTATACCATTCTTTATTATTAAGGAACATATCAACACGTTCTTTTACATTTTGTAAATGATGTCCAAAAATATTAGACAATGATTTATTTGTATAAAATGGCGTCATTATAAAATTGAGATTTTTTGGTGCCATATCAAAACGGATATTCTTTGAATCATCTAACGGTAATGTAACATGTTTCTCATCAAAATAGAATTTCTGTTGTCCTAGTTTATTGTTCTGTTCATGCATATATTGTTTTTTCATCTCATCGATGAAATGTTTTAATTCAGATAATTTCAAATCATACGAAAATAACTCAATAATATAATTAGTTTCATCTTTATCCGAGGCAATATCATTAGATACTTTGCAATAAACTGTTTCATTTATTTTAAATATTTCATCATTTATTACTGTAAAATCTTTTTTGTAGTGTAGAAACTTAGCATTATTATTATGAATGACATAGAAATTAATGGAATCAAAAACCAAACTTATATCATTATTATCTCCTCTAACAAGTTTAATTGATGATATTATTTCTCGTTTTTCATCAATATTAGTATTCTTTATATTAACCATTTTTTCAATCTTTGCCTTATTTTTATTAATATAATTATTAATATGTTTCATCATATATGATTTAATGTATGGTAATAGCGCCATAAAATTCATTACTATTATACCAAATATGATTTGTGAAGCGGTAACATCATTTTTCATACTCATCATACTTATCATATTAGTACTCATCATAGAATTCATCATATTATTTGGTGATTGTTCCATATAAGGGATTGTATATAAATTAATTATCATATATTTAAGTAATTTATATATACTTATTTTTCACATGTATGTATTCATGTATATTTTTGCATCTTGTATTTTTTAAGTTTGTATTTTCTAATTTATTTACCATTTATTTTTCTTAACATTAATACGTGGTCCTTTTTTTGTAGTCAATGCTTTAGGGTCGTATATATTACCATCATCATCGTCATCGCTATTTATATCTTTAGACATCTCCCAAAATTCTTTAGAACCAATCTTAAAATCTGGACGTGTTTCGGCTTTATACCAAAATATTTGCTCATCTAATTTATTAGTTTTTGCGTTATTATTAATAACTAAACATTCATAATTTTCAGTGCATTGGTTCATAACTTGGCAAAATGATTCGAATGTTGGGAACATACCAGCATAATTATCGTATATTCGCTTTCTATTATTAATGTAATTCTCTCTCAATATAAATACATAATCTATATTTGTCCTGAGATTAGGAGGGACACCAAGCGGGTATTGCATAGTTATAACAAGCATCACTTTCCAATGTCGTCCGTTCATGAACAATAAGCGCATAACCTTATCACGTGACCATGCAGCATCATATAGACAATCATCTAATATAACGAATGTACGGGGATCAATATTAGTCTTTCCATATGCCTCTTTTTCTTTTTTAACACTCTTCAATGCCATCTTTTGACGTTTTAATATATTCTCTATAATAACTGTATTATACTCATCATGTATAAATAGTTTAGGCACATGTTTGCTAAAAAATCCATTACCTGCCTCAGTTCCAGATATTACTGTCCCTACAGGGATATCCTGATGATAATATAATAAATCACGGACTAAGAATGATTTACCTGTGTCACGTCGTCCAATTAAAACAACCACAGGACCCTTATTTTCATTTGGGTTAAATGTTATTTGTTTCATATTAAATTTTTTCAGTTCTAAATTCATCGATGACATTTTTATGTGTATATATTACAAAATAATATATATTATTCAATTATTGAACTTATAGATATATTATTTATTAATAATGAAATAGATTAACATTAATATAACCCAAATAAATTCTCTAAAATATATTATTAGTTTAAAGATAAAATACATTTTATAATATAACTTTAATGTTTAGCATAAATTATAAAAAAAATAAAAATATAGAATTATACAATTCATTAAAAGGTGTAAATAACACATTTTATAAGATCCAAAATTATAACCCTATATATAAACTTTTTTTTTCACTTAATGACACAAATTGGAACTCTATAAATCTAAATGAACGTAATCATTTGAGAGAAATTATAGAACAAATAGATAATACTAATTATAAGATTAGATTAGAAAATGGTATTGAGAGAGAAACGTTTCTAAAATATTCCCCTCTTATTGATCCAATAAGATTTTTAGCAGGTAAATTAGAAGATATATCACTGAATGATATATGTGTTTTACCGATACATAATTATAATAATAGTGATAGTGACGGAAATAAAGTAAATGGAGAAAATATAAAATTAACGAATGATTACATCAATGTATTTGATTATTCTAAAGAGTTATTCAAAAATAAAGATTTTACGAAATATGTAAGTAATAAGGTAAATACTCCATATAATACTGCTTATACAGAATCATTTTTTTCATATTTATCGAGCCAGATATTAAATAATAATAATTTCGTGCATGGTGTTGATTTTTATGGTTCTTTCACATGTATAAAAAAAGATTTTATAGTCAATATTGCGGATGACTTGGAAGCATTACAACAATCAACATTTTTCTTTGATAAATGTATTGGTAATATAGTAAAGGTTCAAGATGATTTTAATGAACTTATTAATTTTGATACTAGGAAAAATAAGAAAAAGATTATATTAAATAAAACAGAAACAGCATTCTCTGTAAATAGTTGTGAATCATTTGGTGATATATTTAAGAATAATAAACAATTTGTCAGGGATGAGAAACAAATAGAATTGAAAGATATCAGAGACATTGATAAATTTATAATAAATAATGAATTAATTAATGATGACAATGATGAGAGAAGTAAAAACTATGACAATGATAGTGATAGTGATAGTGATAGTTACGGCGGTGGTTCGAATACTACACATAGCACAGAAAATACTCATATATTTGATACTATAGATAATGAAGACGCTGAAGATAATAAAGATAGCAAAGAAAACAAAGAAAAAACAAAGAATATTTCTATTAAAAGTTCAATATCTGTAAATAGTAGATCCACAACTTCTAATAATTTGGAATCAATATATTCTTCTTCATCTTGTGATAGTGGTTCATTCGGGACATCATTAGAAGATGAATTTTGTGGAATATCCATAGATAAATTTCCAATAAATGTTATCTCACTTGAAAGATTACAAGATACATTAGATAATTATATGAATAATAACATTATAAGTCCTAAAGAATGGTTGTCTATACTTATGCAAATAATAATGACACTATTAACTTATCAAAAAGCATTTGATTTTACACATAATGACTTGCATACAAATAATATTATGTATAATGAGACAGATAAATTATTCTTATATTATAAGTTTGATGATAAGTATTATAAGGTACCTACATATGGAAAGATATATAAAATAATAGATTTTGGTAGAGCTGCATTTAAATATAATAATATTCAAATAATGTGTGATGCTTACAATATAGATGAAGACGCATATGGACAATATAACCACGAACCATTTTTTGACAATACTAAACCCCGAGTAAGTCCCAATTTTTCGTTTGATTTAACGCGGTTAGGGTGTTCTTTATTCGATCATTTTATCCCAGATGAGATGGATATAGATAGTTATAATGGTATTATTGAAGATTTAGTCAAGGAATGGGTAACGGATGATAATGGGAGAAATATATTATATAAATCAAATGGAAAAGAGAGATATCCTGGATTTAAATTATATAAAATAATAGCAAAACGTGTGCATAAACATACACCTGAAAATCAATTAAATAAAGAAATATTCAAGTCCTTTAATAGGTTATCATTAGATATACAGAGAGAATTGTTAAATGATAAAAATATATTATTAATGGATATTGATGTTCTTAACAAAAATTAATAATAACCTTTTCTAATAATGTTGTCATATATATTTTGTGTAAAGTTATACGAAATATATATTATTGTTAAATGTAATTAATTATTATAAAGAGTTAATAAAATAACCTATAAAATCATTTAATCAGTCATACAGTCATATAGTCAATCAATCCCTCAATCACTCAATTCATAAATAACCTAAATAACCTAAAAACTAGGTTCATTTATAAAAACAACAGGCGATGAAGTAATATTGGCTAAATTATCAAATTGATGAGATAATAATTCACCAACAATAACCGAAAAACCAACTAATACTGAATTACGCATAATTTCTTTCATTGGTGTATTTTTTTTAAAGATCTTATTCTCTCCAAATTTTACACAAAAGAATATAATGGAACATAACAACGCAAGTATAAAATTCATTTATTCTAGTAATAATATAATAAAAGAATTACAAAATGTTATTATAACGCATTAAATGTGGTTTAAATATGGATAAGGTAAATGTATGGATTATAAACAATTTTCAATTAATGAAGTTCAATAATATCATCATCTAATATATTTTTTATATTTAATTCTATCGGTTTTTCTATATTGTGAATATCTAATTCATCTAGTTGTATATTAGCATCTTCAAATATCTTTAATTTAAATTCATCTCCATCGTCTTCTTCGTCTTCATCAACATCTTCTGCTCTTTCTCTCCATCTTTCATCGCTTATTTTCTCCAAGTTATCTATGCTTTTTGAAACAAATTCAGTTTTTTCATTTTCTTTAGTCGCAAGGGTTGTCTCATCTTTTGGATTATATTGAACTATTTTATCATTATCATTAAAATTTGTTCTTAGAGTATTATCAATTACTGGGTCTGTCCCATGATCAACAACATTTTTAACTAAAATTTCTGGTTTTTTTATTATATCCATATTTGTGTCCTCTTTGGTGCTTATTATAGTATTTGTTATTTTATCTTCAAGTTCTTTAACTTTCTCATCGTGGTTATTTTGTTTCTCTATGATATCATTACTACTAATTTCATTACTTTTACCCCCTTGTAGTTTATCCTTATTATCATGACAATGAGTTTCTAATTGTGATTTAGTATCTATATTTTCTATTTTATTTATATTATCATCTATACTGTTATTGGATTGTTTTTCTATACCTTCTAGTTCTTCTTTTATTTCTTGTCTAACTTCTTCTATTATTTCTTCCACATCTTCCTCGTGTGTTTCATCCAAATAACTCCTTAATATTGTCTCTAAAGGCATTGTATCCCGTATTACCCCTAAAATGCACTCCTTAACAATAATTTCTAGCTCTCTCATATTTTTCTGTTGTTGTAGTGATGGTGCGTTTTTATCAAATAAAAATACATTTTTATACACTTTGCGTGCTAAATGTATATATATCTGATGAATGAAATTATTTAATTTTGGGATATCTATATCTATTTTTTTCTGTTTGCTTCCTACCCTGACACTGGTCAATAATTTTAATTGTGTAACATGGACACAAGTAAGTAAATCTTCTAAATAATTACAGCCACTTGTTTTAATAATGCGTTCTGTCTCATTATTAATAATTTCTTGGTTCCACTTAGTTATACGAGCAAGAAAATTTTGGAATGTCATTAAGTATTTTTCCTCTTCATCATTTTCATAACACAATTTATTTGCTTCATTAAATATAGAATAAATTCCCTGTATTATAAATGGTGTTATTTTTGATAAAAGCAACGCACAATACTCATTTCGCGATTCTGTAAGGGTTGATAAATTAAAATCGTCCATTTACATTATATCTATATTTTCTAAACTTATTATGTGACGCATTAAATAACTATTCAATATGAATAATATGAATAACCTCTCACTTCTAATTTCTGTTTTTATTTTATGACAATACAATATCATTTTACTTATTGTTGCTGTATCTATATCATTATAAAAATCCGTTTTTTTATTATTTATACTCTTTATATTACTATATTTTTCCATTATATAATCTAATAATTCAATACCAGAACATCCATTTTCATATAAATCAATACTATGTTTCAAAATATTAGATTTATTGAGGGATAATAACATTTTTTTAATTATAATATTATGTTTCCTCGTTTGTGCTTCTATAAATTGATACTTATTAATTTTGTGTAAATTCACAACACGACCTTTTATTATAGGATTTGGGATATAAATATTACAAAATCTAGATATTATAGGGTCTAATAAAGAGTCTCTATTTTTCGCAACCATAAAAAATCTTGTATTTTTTGAAAATAACTCGATTGAACGCCTTAATGCTGATTGTGCGTCTGTTGTTAAAAAATCAGCATTTATCAATATAACACTCTTTATTAGGGGGTTTTTTTTATATAAATTATCATTATTTATATATTGACTATTAAAACTATTAGTGTTTATGTTTGTTTGAGTGGGGGTGTGTGTTATTGTATTAGAGTTATAGACATTGGATTTATTAAAAATGTTATTTTTCTGGATGTTTATTTTAGCAAAAAATTTTAATTCTTCGCGGATGAATTTAATACCTTTATTATGCGCACAATTTATATACATTATATAATCTTTTTTATTATGAATACCGGTATATATTTCACTTATAAAATCATATAAAATTGTTTTCTTGCCTGAACCACTATCTCCATAGAGTATTATATTTGGTATTTTATTATGTTCTATAAATTTTTTCAATTGTGTTTTTATATTCTTATGAATATCTAACATGATCTATTTATTTTATTATGAGTGCGTAATTACATATTAATAATAAATTATATTTAAATATATAACGTGGATATTGTGTATTTATATCTGTATGTGATATATGTCCTGGATTTATAATATATATTACTTATCATACGGCACCAGTTAATGAATGAGTATATGGGTTTTTATGAAATGCCGATAATAATTCAGGTGCGTTTCTCTCGCAATTAACACCTTGACCGTACTCACTTCTTGCGGTTAATTGTCCTTTATGTTGAACTGAAGGGGTTGATATTGATACTTGTTGAGGTACAAACATACGGTTATTGTGTCTATCACTTTCTAATTTATCAATCTTAATGTTTATATTATCCTGTCCATTGAATACTTTAACATTATTCCCCATAGGAACACGTCCTCTAGCCATAGGCTCTTTATCAATAAGATTTGCATTATATGCTGAATCATATGTTCTTATATTTGTTGAGTTATTTGTGTTACCTGAGTTTCCTACATAATATGTGCTAGTTGTATCTCTCGCCTGTGTAACGGGTGTTTGTTTATTCACTATATATCCATAACCACCATTATCACTAGATTGTTTATTTTGACCACCAATATAAAAAATATTTGTTGTGTCTCTTGCTTGACTTACAGGTTGTTGTTCGCTAACAGTATAACCATACCCTCCTAGTTCCCCTTGATTATTATTACCACCCATATATTCAGTATTAGTTGTGTCTCTTGCTTGATTTACAGGCTGTTGTTCATTAACAATATAACCATACCCTCCTAGTTCCCCTTGATTATTATTACCACCCATATATTCAGTATTAGTTGTGTCTCTTGCTTGGTTCACAGGACGCTGTTTATTAACAATATAACCATAACCACCAACTTCATTTTGACTATTAATAAAGTTGTGTTCTTTTCGTTCTTCGGTCATCTCCCGAATGGTTGTCTTTGTTCTATCTGCCGGATTATAGACATACCCGGCGATATTTGTGCTACCATTAGCATTTCCTGCCATTCTTAAATTTCCAACTACATTTTCCTTCCTTGTTGGTCTTAATAAATCCATAATTGGGGCTATAACCGCTTTTGCAATGGATGAGACTATGCCATATTCTGGCTGTCGTTGGGTCGTTAAAGACCTATTATTGTGTGTAACACTTTCTTTAAATCCATTAATACCGTGATCTCCTTCGCCTGCTTTTTGTCTATTTGGAGCGTGTGCGTTTGTTATATGTTTATTGAATGGATCAAGGACATTCCTTTTTGTATCCATATAAGTTCCAGGTGTATAAGTTGCCTTATTTTGTGTATCCGCACCAGTCCCAAAATATTCACGTGTTGTATCAGTTCTTGCTTCTTCAGGCATAATTTGTTCTGAACGTGCTGTTTGTGCCTTCTCAAGTCCTGTTGTTGTAAGATATCTCTCCGGACCATTAATAAAATATGTGTCGGGTTTATGTTGCTCAAATCTCCCCATAGAACCGCGGTTGGTTACTTGTGCTTTTCCACCCAATGTAACACCTTCATATGTTAGTTTTGGATTATTTTTAGTCCGTAGTTGGTCTACTGTTTTACTAATCCATTGTTCTCTTGCTTCCATCCCTGAATTGAATCCACCACTCCCTAAAACTCCACCTTCTTTATTTAACCCTGGACCAACACGTATCTCCTGAAATGGTTTAACATTTGCCATACTTGCCGAGGGATTAACGCGCGATTGATAAAAATCACTTTGATTAGGGGCACCATGAGCCCAGTGCATATTTTCCTCTGGTCTAAATAGAGGTGCCATTTCTTGTTTTTTTATGTGTTGTGACCCACTACCTATCATATTATCCAATCTACTCTCATTTATTGCTGAACCATTATATTGTTTTACATTAGTTCCAAAAAATGGAACCATATTATTATGGTTTAAATCGCTTGCTGTTACATCATTCCCTGTAAGTGATTTATAAGTATTAGGATTTTGTGATGCTTGTTTTTTATATTCTACTTCCTGGAAAAAATCACCTTTTGAATTATTTGGGTTATGATAATATTGTGGAGAGTGTTTCAATACAGCAGTCCCAGAAACTGGAAAATTATTTTCTATTTGTTTATTATTTGGCAATTCAGCATTTTTTACTTTATTTAAAGTTGTGTTGTTATTTATAAATGTCTCTCTATTTTTTTCTACATTTTTATTATGTGCTTGTTTTTCATCCTCATTTTGATTAGATAATATATACATTCCACTTAATAAAGCTAAAGGTATCATAATTTCTGCCATTATATATAATAATATATATTTCTTATTATATATTATTAAAATAGTAAAATATATCTAAACTAATTTATTATTTATCTATGTTTATTGATTATCGATTATTGATTATTAATTATTGATTACTGTCTCATATATTCATATATCTTAATGCCTATATTTTATATAATTATTTATACTATTATTACTCTCTCGTTTTGTATTATTTTGTTCTCTTTCTCATACCTTTATTATTTACTGTATTTCTATTTTTTAATGATTTTTTCCCTTTATTCTTACTATACTTATTTGATCTTATTTTTTTGTTTTTTATAGTCTTATAATTATATTTTTTATTATTCCTACCACCAGCAGCTGCTGCTGAAACTACAGGGATTATATTGCTATCAAGTATAATTTTAATATTATTATATACCATATCCCTTATATCTTGTGGTATTCTTAAATACATAGGTAGGTTTCTATTTCTTTTTAGGATATCATATGTGTCTTCACCATCGTCGTTTTCTATATACGGATTACCTCCCAATCTAATAATACTACGTATTTTATCTAAATATTCACTATATAATGGATTTAATTTAGGCGTTCTCCTATTTACCTTAACCATTTGCTGTGTTGATTCATCAACCATTGCTAATAAAATAGTTCTTCCATAATAGTCTTTATTATTCACTTTATCATTTCCGTTTATAGCTAGGTAATCTATAAATTCGTTAAATATAACTGGAGTCCATTCATTATCATGTATAGTTTCTATATGTTCTATATCATCTATATGAAGCACCATTTATAATATACTATGAGGATTTATAATAAATTTATAACAAATGCCAATAACAAATGCCAATAAATTAGATTTTAACAAAAAGGTACAGGTATCTTCGGGATAAAACTATCCTTTTCTAGAGTACGTGTGCTTAGATTATTATGAAATGGTATGCATATATTCTCTTGTGGGTTCATTAATGGATACTCCCAACGTGTTTGTTCTAAATCTTTATATAGCCATGCTGGATTTGTTGTCCTACTACTTTTAGTTATTGATGTTTTATTAATGGGATATGTAGTGACATTTTTAGTTGCAATTATACCATTATTAGGATAGTCTTTCAAACTACAATATCTTGATAATTTCCGCGTTCTCCCATCTAAATCACTTGCTATATCAATTGGGTGATTATTTGGGGTATCCATTATATTCGCACCCCACTGTTGCATTCTAATATGTGGATCATCAAAATATAAAGGTGTCCCACATCCAGGTTTATTTAATATCCATCTTCCTGGATCAGTACTCTCTTGTAATAGTTTTTTTGTTCTACAATCATCATAATTATAACGCGTATATGCCATTATATATATGTGTCTATATATCTATATAATATTTTATCATATATAATTTTATCATATATATTTTACTAAAGTATTCGCATAATATATATTAACTATTTAACTATTTAACTATTAAGGTATAATAGGTCTTTGATTTCTCTCTATAACTAGAGGTTCCGGGATATAAGTTATATTATTTTTCTCAAAAAAGTGGATTTCTTCGAGTTTTTTTGGTTTATATGAAACCAATAATTTTTGTTCAAGTCTTGGGTTACGTATTTTTCCACTAATATCTATACCAAAAAGTGTGCTTTCTACATCTGTTGAATTGTATGATAACGTGCTATTTGGCATATTGCCCGGATTTATACCATTACAAGGAAAACTATTTTTGTATGCATATCTTCGTCCGTGAAATGTCCTATTGTCTAATATAAGGGAATTATCTCTTACATCTAAACATTGTTCTTTTGGTTGCATAATCATGCTTGTGGTTTTCATTCTTAACGCTTCCATTTTATATCTTATACTTTATATTTTTTATTATATATATATAATAATCTTATATTCTGTAATTTCTATTATTTTATGTTGTAACCTATATATTTTGTAATTTCTCTCTAAATTTAACTAATAATTCATTATTAAATGAACCATTTTTAAAGAAGTATTGTAGTAATTCATGCTGTATTTCTAAAGTTTGGAATGAAAATAACATCATAAACCCGGTAACCATATCACACGAAAAAAGCCTCCCTGATGATTCTATACATAGTGAATTGAATAATTCATTATCCTTCGGTAATATTTCATATATTTGTCCTGCTTTTTCACCAATAATATGGAATAAATCTAATTTGAATAAATCTTCATCGCTTAATTCTTTTTTTTTATCATTGTCAGTAACACCTTTATTATCACTATCACAGTCAATATAATTATATGTCATATTATTATTAAAATCAACATTGAATATATTAAGGATATCCCTCCTATAATAAGTATCACCTAAATCTTCATCATCATATTGTGAATAACTTAATTCATAATCATAATTATATAATTCCTTATTTGACATTATATAATATTAGTTATATTGCTTTATATGGATGTTTTTCTATATTTATTAAGCTTATTTATTGATATTTTTGCATGTAATCCTGATCTCTGATTAAATCGCGTGTTGGTATTCCTCCTTTAATCCAACCTTCCGCAGCAACACCCTCAATTAGATTATGTGGGTTTTGAATTGTTGCTTGCAATGAAGGCACTAAAGGATAATGTCTATAGTCTATGTGTGATTTTTCACTCATAGTATTATAACTCTTTCGGTTAGTTACCCAATCTCCTTGTTGTATTTTAGATTCCTCTAAAGGTCTAGATATACCACGTCCTAAATATGGAACAGTAGAAAATGGACGAGTTAATAAACTTATTCTACATTTTGGATTTGTTTGTATTGTCCCTATTTTGAGTTCACTCTCATTATCTACGTTGCACCCCCCAATACCTGTATTACCTTTACTATTTAAAAAAATATTTGGTTGGCTCAGTGCAATATCTAATGGTTTTTTTAATCTACAATCATCTGCGAAATAATTAGAGAGATTGTAATTGCCATATTGTGTATTTTGACGTTCTCTCTCTGTAATATAACAACTATCATCACTATAACGTGTTAAATTTTCAAAAGTAAAATTATAGACACTTGACATTATATATACTATTATATATAATATTTTATAATTTAAATTCATAGAATAATGAATTAATAATATTTTAATTTTTGTTTTACTCTTTGGGTTGTATTCTTATTATACATTATTCATTATTCATTATTCATTATTAATTATTAATTATTAATTATACAATATATACTATTCCCATATTAATTTAAGGAGTTGTCCAACGATAATTATTTTTAACACATTCAATACTATCTTGTTTACATGAAGACATATTTCCATAACAGAATTCTGCGAACTCTTTTTGATTATTTGGTATTTGTGTGTTTGGAGTTGTATGGAAACTTCGCATACTATGATTGAATTCTATATTATCTCCTAAATTTTGGAATAATCTTGGATCCAAACTCTCCTTAACTTTTTCATTTATTTCATCCTCTATATTTGGATTTGCTGATGGTTGCGATTCCTCCCTGGTAGGTTTATATTTATATTCTTGCATTTGAACATTCATAAATGGGTTTTCTTTTGTTGGTGAATATTTATTAGCAGTTACCGGTTGTGTTGATTGGCGCTTATTTAAGCCCCTTCCTAACCCCATACCTGTCCCATTCACACTAAATCCTTCTTTTAATATCGTCTTTAGTTTTTCTTTTTTTTCCTTTTTATCTTTATTATTACTATCATTTTTATTACATTTTGTTTTATACATTACTATGATAATTGCGATAGTTATTATAGCAGATATTAGTATTTTAATAGAGCGTGTTAAAGTATAACCTATAAATGATAAGAATATAACTACTCTAGTTATTGTATTTAAATTACTAATTAAAGTATTGTTGCTAGAAGGTATAATATTATATATATATTTCTTATTCATTAAGATTAATGGATTATTTAACCAAAATTCCTCACTCATAATTGTTATATATATAATATAATGTATTTTAATGAAAATATAATCGTTAAATTTAACTATATTTTTTATACCTGAAAAAATAGTTCAACTGTTTCTAGTGTTTCTTATTCTTCTTATTTTTACTCTTTTGTTTTGTTTTACTTACACTCTTCCCAGCATCATATGCTGGTTTTTGTTTGCGGTTGCTTCTCTCCGGTGCTTCTCCTCTAGTAAATTTAAATTCTTGAATTAATTCCTCATCTGTATATGGTTTTATATTTTGGTTGTGTGTTGTATCTACATTTTCAACAACACCCATATTTTTAAATTCCTCTTGTTCTTTCTTTGTTTTCTCTAATCGTTGCATCATTCGTTCTTTCATCTTTGCCTTTTTCAAATTATCTTGCATTTGGGTCTTAAATGCTCCCATATTAAAATTACCGCTTGACGAACCATCTACGGGTAAGCCCATCTTACTCAACATCCCTTGGATATTTTTCATACCGGGAATATCTTTCATTTTACCCATCATTTCTTCAGCCTCTTTCAATAAATCGGATTGATTAAAATTCCCGTCTTTCAATTTATTCTCTATTTTCCCTTCTATATTCTTAATTACATTCATTAATTTACCAGGGTTCTTAAACATCTTTTGGAATAAGTTCCCCGCTGTATCGTTATCATTAAAATCTATCTTTAAATCTCCTGCGGTTTCTTCAATGATTTCTCTCGCCAAGTTTCCCAAATTTCCAGACATCAACGACCCAATATGAGAATGTATATCATCCGCACTTGGCATACCATCAAGATTGATATTGGATGCGTCAAACCCCCCGTGTCCTGAACCATCCATCCCCATTCCCATCCCCATTTCTTTGGAAAAATTCATTCCAGAAAAATCAAACATATCCTGCATACCTTCTATGGTTTCTTCTAATTTATGTTTTAATTCATCTTCATCAATTGCTTCAAATAATTTGGCTGTATTTCCAAACCGGGATTTATCCTTTACAGATGATATTACACATAATAAAGTTATCTGAAGATATTTCCAAATTACTTGTTTTGTATTATCAGAGATATTTTGAACCCATAATTTAGAGAATTCAATCCCTGGTAAAAAATGAGTATCCACATTTTCATCAGAAAACATATCATCATTTTGATATATAATATCAAAGAAACGTTCGGGGTATATAGAGAGACAATATTTATATAATTCAATTACGGATTTATTTGATACCAAACACTCTTTTAGTTCATTATATTTATTCGTTTTTTCAGTTTCTTCATTTTTTTTATCTTCACAATTTTCTCCGTTTGTTTTGTTTTTTGAATTCTCATATTCTTCCATATTTTCAAATATTTTATTCAAATCTTCCTGTTTATCCTTGTCATTATCCTTATACTCACTGATTATAGTTTTAATACTAATAATTCCATCATTTAATTTATTTTCTAACTCGGGAAAAGTATAAACAAGATCATCACTAAATTCATAAATAATTTTACAGAAATCAATCAAACTCTCCTTTGTAATATGTATTTTATTGGTTGAAGACATATAATATTTCATATATTATATGTTTAAATAGTTATTTGGGGTATTTAATAAAGATCACTTAATTTAGTTAAATTCTGGATATATTTCATTGTTTTCTCTTGGTTGTCTTCGCCCATATTAGAAATTGGAACACGTAGGCGTTCAATAGAAGACATAATTTTGGTTGATTCATTGGCACCATCGATATCTGAAGAATAATCTTTATTTAGAAAAAAAGAGATATCCCCCGCCTCAATCTTCTCTCTATATTTTGATGCGATTTGTTCTTTCCAGACTTTAATAATTAGTCTAGGGTTTGCCTTTTTTAACAGTTCAAGACTTACTTTTGATTTTTTAATATCCTTATCATTGGGGAATATATTAGATACATCTTCTAAAAATTCAATGAAGTGATTATTAAATGCGGTTAAGATAGACATGATTATATTTTATTAATTATTTGTTTTTAAGTTATTTAGTTGTTATAAAGGTTAATGTATAATTACTAATATATTTACATCCTTGGTTGTTGTCTAGGGACATCCTTATCTCGTTGTGCCATCAATTGTTCTAAACTATTACTACCCACTTTATCAGGGGAATAAGAATCGGGTGGTGTTTGAATTGTATCATTATGATTAATTGTAGCGTAATTATATAATTGACGCATACCACCACTGCCTTTAGCACTCAATTCTTCATCTGTTTGATCCAAGAAACTAAAATTATCACTCACCACAGACCCACCTAAATCAGCTAAACTGAAAGCATCCGGTTCTTCTAATGGTTGGTTATTTGGTTGTCTCGTGTGTTGGTCTCTATGTGGTTGTGCGTTATTCCCATTTTGTTGCATCATAGTTTGATTATTCCCACTTCCATGCCGACTTTTTTGAGTAATATAATCTTTTATGGAATCACCCTCCAATATTCTATTTCCATTTTGTAATAATAGTAATGATGGCACACAACGTATTGCCGATGGTAATAATATTTCACTCCCATTCTCTAATAATATGAACGTTTGATTACCTTTTTTAATTCTTTTATCAATAGACAAAAAATGTAATTCGTTAGTTATATTCAATCTCGAACAATATTGTAATAAATCATTACAATGCTTACAAAATGTACTATAATATAATACTGCACTCATTACTTATATTATAGGTAATTTTATCATTAAAATAACTTAAAAATTTAATTAAATAAACGTTTATTGTATTTATTCTAAAGTATTAAGATATGACAACACATCTAATTCGGCTATTATCTCATCAATAATAGATATTATTTCATCAGCATTATTTCTCTCCAATTCATCACGAACTGATTTCATATGACCTTTGTATGCCCTTGTATGTTTATGTAAATCCCTATTATTATGTAGGGTTTTTACGCGTATATTTTTAATTGCGGTTTTTAGGGTTTTCTTATTACATATATCATGTCCTAAACTTGTCTCTACATAACTATCCATTAATGCCTGTAATTTACCATGCAGTTTATCGGTTGATTTATGTGCCTGATATGATTTTGTTGTCCAGTGATACATTTTTATACTTGCTAAATAATCCATAGTATGTTGAATAAATTTATTAGGATTGTATTTTTTATGTATAGAATTACCAGATTTGTGTGTTTTTTTATGTTGTGTTATTACCTTGCTTTTTGTTGCTTTTTGCGTTTTTAAAAGTGACTTCGTTGGGGTTGTTTTTATCATATTTATAATATATACCTATATATTTTTACAGGATATTAAAAGGGTAATTAATTATAATAGAAATACAAAAATACCCAATACCTTTGTAACAATACCTTTGTAACAAATTCATTATATCTAAAATTTATATCCCATATAAAATAAAATTGATTAAAACAAATACGATATTAAAAATAATACTACAATATATTATAATGTCCCGGATTAATATCTCTAATATTGAAACAAATGATGATATTATTACATTTACAGCAGGAGATATCAATATTAGTTTGGCAAATGCTGTAAGACGCACTATTATTTCTAATATTCCTACTGTTGTATTTAAAACAATGCCATATGAAGACTGTAAAGTAAATATTATTGACAATACGACACGATTAAATAATGAAATTCTTAAACATCGTTTGAGTTGTATCCCAATCCACATTACTAACCTTGATTTTCCGATCGAGGACTATGTTGTTGAATTGGATGTAACAAATGAAACTGATTCCACCTTGCTAGTTACAACAGAATATTTTAAAATTAAAAATATTAAAACAGATAAGTATTTAGTAAAACAGGAAGTAGAAAAGATTTTCCCAGCAAACAAAACAGTAGGCGAATATATATTATTTTGTCGTTTGAGACCAAGGCTAAGCAATGACTTACCAGGAGAAAAAATTAAGTTTGAATCAAAATTAACTATTGGGACTTCTATTGAAAATAGTGCATTTAATGTTGTATCAGCGTGTGCTTATGGGTTTACTCCTGATAATATCAAAGGTCAAGAGGCTTGGAAACAACGCGAGAATAAACTAAAAGATAGCGGGAATAGTGCCGAAGACATTGAATTTGAACGTCGAAACTGGTTCTTACACAATGCCAAACGTATCACTAAACCAGATAGTTTTGATTATACAATTGAGACTATTGGGATTTATGATAATGTGACATTGGTTAAAAAAGCTTGTGACATTCTTATTAATAAATTCCAGGATTATATTGAAAAATCGGATAAAGGAGATATTGAAATTCGTATTGGTTCAACTGTTAATAAAACATATGATATTATTCTAAAAGATGAAAGTTATACAATTGGAAAATGTATCGAGTATATATTCCATAATAAGTATTATAAAGAACGCGATATTATCAATTATGTAGGGTTTAATAAACTCCATCCGCACGATGATTACTCCATTATTAGAGTATGTTTCCATAATGTAGAGATTGAGAATAAGGATATTTATTTATTAATCAAAGGGGCATGTGAGTTACTAATTGAGGATTTTACAAAATTTAAGAGTTTCTTTTAAATGATATAGGATATAGGATATAAGATATAAGATATAAGATATATGGTCATGATATAATAATAACATTAATATTACTTATAAAATACTATAATTATAAAACCTATAAAGGATAAATAACACAATTAAATTAAATAAAACAAAAATATTCTTATATTATAATAAATATTTTTTATTATGATAAAAACAATCACGCCAAATAAAACTATAACTAAGAGAATAATTAAAAGTCGAACTAGAAAAACAAGAGATAAAAGTAAAAGTGTTTCAAAAAGTAAAACTAAAACTAAGAGCAAGAGTAGATCTATACCACGATTTTTAAATAGAAATGATATTCCTGAATGTGTCCATGAAGATAATTTAGCAATTCACATTAGAGAGAAACAGAGAGAAAGAAAGACCGCAAAAGTGGAATGTGATAATAAAAGATTTGGATTTATAACACAATACTTTAATGAAGATAAAGCGTCATTAACACATTTGTTATATGCTATTTATACCATGTATCATCACGAACTTAAAAAAGACACAGATTTCTTAATAACATTCCGGGAATTCATTGATTTATTCCCGAGAGATACATCTGTATCTAACCAGAATTTCAGGAAACAACATGTATTTGAAGCAATGTGTAAGTTATTACTATTATTTAATTACGATAATAA